CGGTTTCCTTCCCCCTGTAAAAATGCCGGCTGGTCTTGAATCTCAGCAAGATATTTTGAAAGCACTTCTAAAATGGAATGAGGAATTCGGCGAGACCTGCGCCGAGATTTCAAGAACTCTCAAGGATGGCAAAATTACTGAGAGGGAATATAAGGTTTGTTATAGAGAGGCTATGGAAGACATTCAGGCATTGATGGAGCTTCTCGAGAAAATGAAGGAGAGGGTTAATAAATGACTTCCATGGCACAAAAAAATATGTCCAGTATAGAAACCTATCAGGAGGATAAAAAGCCTTTACACATAAGCATAGATACTTTGTCACAGCGTCCTGTATGCAAGCTCTTAAACTGCAGGAGAGAGTTTATCCCAAAGCGGATAGACCAGGTCTTTTGCTGCACTGAACACAGGCTCCTTTACCACAGCACTATCAGAGAAATCGGCAAGAAGGCAATGGAGATAATGAAATGAGACGCACTAAACATAATTCTAATCCCGCTCCTCTCCCCAAAGGGGATGGTGTCCCTCCCGCATCATCCCCGACCCCTCTATTCAGGAAAAAATATATTTCATTGAGAGAGGCAGCGGCTTATCTGGGGATTCAAGTTGATACCCTTCAAAAATGGGTGCAGAGAAAAATCATTCCTCATTATAGATTTCCGTTTGAAACATCGCATCCAAAATTCAATATTGATGAGTTAGAGAGATATACAAACCGCCGCAGAGTAGAGATAAGGGGAAGGGCATGAATAATCATATAGGGATTGTAGGGTTGTTGATGGAGGAAAATAAGGAGAAAAAAGATACGATAGTTGAACTTGAAAAATGGCTCTCATCCCAAGAAGAAAAAAAGGAGGGTTATGACAAGAACGGATAAGGCAATAATTGGTGTGATTGTCTTTATGTTGGTTTCTCTTTCTATAATTCAAATCGGGATATATCAAGGAAGAAAGTTAGAGAGAGAGGAGATTAAAAGGGAGAATCAGAGGACAATTAATTATTTTAACGACAGGATTCAAAAGCTGCAAAACGAGGTTGAAGAAAAGGGAAAACTTCTACAGAAAAAGAAAGGAGTCTTTATCGCCACCGCCTATTGCAATTCTCCTGTGTGCATCAATGTCCCAAAATGGAGAGATGGTAAGACTGCAACAGGGACAGATGCAAGGATAGGTGTAATAGCAGTTGATCCTGCTGTGATACCTCTTGGCTCTACCGTATATATTAAAGGTATGGGATATTTTAAGGCAGAGGACACAGGGGGAGCTATCCGAGGTAACAGAATTGACATTTTTATGGGTGATTATAAAAAGGCAAAAGAATTTGGAAGGAAGAAAGTTGAGGTAATAATTTTATGAGTGTAATTTACGAACCTAAAGGGAAGGCGAGAGAATATTGTGAGTTGGCGGTTAATTTGTATAAGGGATGTAATTATGGGTGTTCTTATTGTTATGTTCCTGCCGCAACTTTTCAGTTAAGAGATAAATTTCTCCTGACATTCCCAAAGGAGAATATTATAGAGCGTTTGAAATTAGAAGCCCCTAAATATGCAGGCAGAGAAGTTTTTTTGAGCTTTTCCCACGACCCCTACTTATTTATTGATTCTGTATATTTATTGACACGAAAGGCAATAGAAATATTATATAAATTTTTTATCACCGTAAGAATACTTTCAAAAGCGGGAAAAAGGAGTATGAGGGATTTTGATTTATTATCGGCAAATCCGCATCTAAGCTGGTATGGGGCAACTTTGACTTTTTTAAATGAAAAAGAATCTCAGAAATATGAGCCTTTTGCTGCTCCACCGTTGGATAGAATGGCAGCACTTAGTATTGCACATGGCAAAGGTATAAGAACATGGGTAAGTCTTGAGCCTGTTATCAATCCAGAGCAATCTTTAAACATAATCAAAGTTACTTATGATTTTGTTGATGAATATAAAATTGGTAAATGGAATTATGACACAAGGGGGGATGAGATTGATTGGAGAGACTTTGGATTAAAGGCAATTGAGCTATGCAAAAAATATAAAAAGAAATTCTATATTAAAAAAGATTTAGCGAAATTTCTATGAAAATAAATTTAATGAGATAAGAAATAATTTTACAGTTATGTTAAGCGGTTGGATACCTACTTTTAATAATTTAAAAAGTCTATATTTAAAATCAGATGGCGATTGGGCAAAAACTCCTATCCTCAACGCAAAAGAATTGCAAATCAAAGAGGCATGGAAAGGAGGTATATATGAGAATTAAGAAGATTAAGGTCTCGGATGAGAAGGTGAAAATTGATTATGAAGTGTTGGAAGGCGACAAAATTAAAGAGGAATATTCACTGACCTCTATAGATAAGCCTCTGCCTTCATTCTCCACAGCCTTGCAGGGTCTTGCCCAGAGTGTTGTAGATATATGCGAATTGCCTGAGCAGGATGACAATTATATTATCGTTACCGGTGTTAGTTTTTCCCACGGTGGAGAAAAACAAATAATGGGAGCAGTTATTTCCGCCCAGAAAAAACTTAAAAAGACAGACGCTCCATTAATTTTGAATACCCCGCACAAAATAGCGGATTTCTATGGCGAAACTGGAAGCAAGCAGCAGCTTCTTGATGATGACACGATAGGGCAATTATATAGTGTCATTGAAGAGGCGGAAAAATATATAGCTGGTGAAAGGCAACAGGTAGATTTTTTTAAAACGGCAGCGTGAATATAAACATGATTTTCATTGTAATAGATAGATGTGTTGAATGTGGCGACAAGGTGGATAGAAAGAATCTTATCTTGGGATTGTGTGAGGGATGTCAGATTGAACAATTCTTTGATATAGAATTTGGTGAGCGCTTGTCACAAGGATTTGTGATGGAGTATGAACGACTGAAAAAATACTGAAATTCAGATGGAAAATAGTGGGAAACTATGGACTTTAAAATTGAATTAAAAGGATTGGAAGAGACTAAGAAGATATTAAATGTGAAACAATACCAGAAGGCTGTAACCTTCTCCCTGAATCGTGTTATTAAGTCAGGGAGGACAGAGGCGTCAGAGCAAATCAGAAAAGGCGAAAAGCCCTTCACCCTTTCAAAATCCGATGTAGATAGAAAAATGAATGTCAGATTACCTAATCCATATGAAGCAGTCCTGAAAATTACAAGTGAGCCATGGATTCTATCATATTTCAAACCCCGGCAAATTATAGGCGGAATAAAGTCTGCTATCAAACGCACAAAGAAGAAAGGGTTTGAGCTTATCAAAGGAACAGGGAGAAAGAATAGCGGAGGGGTCAGTATAGAAATAGTAAAAGGCAGGAGAGTAACCCTAAAGCATGCCTTCATTGTCACCGGCAAAGGCGGAACACCTTTAGTTTTTTGGAGAAAGAAAGGCGACAAGAGTTCAATCACAGGTAAAGATAAACTCGTAGCCTTAAAGGTTTACTCCTTGCCATCTATGTTTAAGAAGCCCGCTGTAATAGGGAAAGTAATAGATAAAATAAAGACACAATGGGAGAAGGAGATTACAAGTGCAATCAATAGAATTACATCAGGCAAATGGAATGCCGATTAATAGATTAGAGGGATATTACCATTATGTTTTTAAATTTCATGGGTCCTTCCAGAGCCAAATGGCTTACGGCTGTGCAGAGCGGCAGGAATTGATTACGGATTAAAATTTTTTAGGGGTGAAAATTTGGAGATAATAAATACTGTAGAAAAGACAGAAGGTTGTAAGATTTTAAATGCAGACACTTCTCTCTCATTAAACTCTATAAATCAAGAGGAACATGGGATAAGTGTTAAGGGGTTTGCTATTAAGGAAATCTTTGAATCCTTTAATGTAGGTTTTCTGAATGAGGAGATTTGCAGGGAATGGATTTTAAAGCGATTGCACCCTAATATAATTAAATGTCCTGCTTGTGATTCAATTATAGTAGATGTAATAACTTTGAATAATTTTTGGAGCCTCAAAAGATGTAGATGTAAGCAATGTAAAAAATGGTTCTCAGCTAAGGTGGGGACAATTTTTGACAATGGGCAGCTGACAATGAGTGAAATAGGGATGCTTGCTATCTTTTTATATTTGAAGGTTCCACATAAAGTTATTGCAGAAAAATTAAATATGCATCCAGTTTCTATCGGCATGTGGGAAAAGAAATTTAAGATGTTTGGAAGTTTAAAGGAGGTCATTTGAATGAAAGAGCGGCCGATTATATTTAGTAGTGAAATGGTAAGGGCAACTCTTGAAGGCAGGAAGATGCAGACCAGACGAGTTATAAAACCACAGCCAGCAATTAAACCAAGAGTTTTTAAAAATGAGGATGGAGTTTTTTATTCATTGATGGATAAATGTGTATATCAAAAAAGTCCTTTTGGAACAATCGGAGATAGATTGTGGGTGAGGGAGACATGGTTTGAATGGGTGAAAAATAATTCTGAACAATTACCATACCTGTATAAAGCCACAATACCCTCGGATGACCTTGAAATTTTAAGACAATCAGGACATGCGTTTAAATGGAAACCCTCTCTCTTCATGCCACGCTGGGCTTCACGGATAAGCCTTGAGATTATTAATATCAGGGTTGAGAGGGTGCAGGAGATAACAGAGAGAGATGCACGAGATGAAGGAGTTGAACATCCCAATATAGCTGTATCTCCTCCATCCACTTATTCTGACTATAAACATAATTTTAAATTGCTGTGGGACTCCATCAATGCCAAGCGTGGCTACGGATGGGATGCAAACCCTTGGGTGTGGGTGATTGAATTTAAAAAATTATGACAGTTGAACAGGCGGTGATGAGGGCAATAATTGAGTGTGTGAAGAGGGGAGAGCATAAAATTAAAATCAGTGAGGTAGAGTGCGCTCATCCTATACATCAATTATCCGGCAGGGTAAGGCTCAGGGAACTGCGAAAGAGGGGTTTGGTGGATTACAAGTATCACGAAGAAGATAACACTTATTTGATTTATTCAAGTTTGACGGAGTTAGAAAATTCGTGGGAGGTATTAATAGGTAAGAAGTCTTTTAAAAAAAGTGTAAATGTGTGGCCTACGACTGCCCCTATTCAAAAGCCTGTCCCAATTCAATCGGCTCAAGTAAAAAAGGATAAAGAAATGACGATTGATGTTTTAAGTGATAATGAAAGGGCGGAAATGCTTGATAATATACGAAAATTCAAAGAGCAACTGAAAGCTGGAAAAGGTGTCGCCTGTTAAATTCTAAAAGGGATTGAATATGTCTAAAAGATTCACTGATACTGAAAAATATAAAAAGAAATTTATAAGAGAATTGCCTGGAGCTTATAAATTATTTTGGGATTACCTTTATCATGATTGTAGTTTTGCAGGTATTTGGTATGTGGATTTTGAAGTTGCTCAGATAAGAATAGGAAAGGACATGCTTATAGATAAAGAAGAAGCTATTAAATTATTTAATAAAGATGAGGAACGAATTATCATTCTTAATGGAGGAAGTAAGTGGTTCATAAAAGCATTTATTCTATTTCAGTATGGAGAACTTAATTCTAATAATAAACTACACTTAGGGGTTTCAAGAGAGTTAGAAAAAGAAGGGGTATTTATACCCCTTAAATACCCCTTTGAAGGGGCTAAGGATAAGGATAAGGATAAGGATAAGGATAAGGATAAAGATAAGGAAAAAGAAAGGGAGGGGATGCAAGGGGAGGGAAACGAAAAAGAGGAAGTTCTGGGCAAGCTACCAGAAAAAAAAATAGCAAGCAAAATAGAGTCAGAAAATTCAGGGCTTAGTAATGGCAATAACCCTCTTACAAGCCCAAAAGAGCTTTTTGAACTCTGGAATAAATATGCTTCGCACTCTAATCTCATTAGTGCCAGAGAGTTAGGTAAACAGAGACAGGCAAAATGCAACTCGCGTTTAGCTGAACGCCCTCTTGAAAAATGGGAAGAAGTCTTTAGCCTTTGTGCAAGGACACCATTTTTGAATGGCGAAAACGCAAGCGGGTGGAGAGCCTCTTTTGACTGGATTATTGCCAACTCCGACAATGCGGTTAAGGTGCTGGAAGGGAAGTATGATAAAACAAAACAGCGGCAAATGGGGACTTCTAAAACTGCCGGCAACTGGGCTTTGCTTGAGCAGAGGAAAAAGGAAAGGGAGAAGGCTGAAATCCAAGTATGACTGAAAACGACAGAACCCAGTTTGAGAGTATTTTGACTGCGATTGCCGAGATTTTTGACAAGCAGTTATCGGGCAATCAGCTTGATTTATATTTTCTTGCCTTGCAAGATTTGACTCTTGAGCAATTTAAAAAGGCAGGTAATATTATTATTCAAACAGCTCGCTTTTTTCCTAAACCTGTGGATTTTAGGGAGGCGGTAAAAGGAACGGTTTTAGACAAAACTACTCAAGCAGTTTTGCAGCTTGAAAACGCTGTTAGAAGGCATGGTTATTATACTTCTGTGGTTTTTGAGGATAGGCTTATTCACGCCTGTATTGAAGCCCTTGGAGGGTGGCAAGAAATCTATCAGGATTGGGGTTATGAAAAATGGATTTGGGTTAGAAAAGATTTTGAAAAACACTATGAATATTTTTTGAAATATCCGCCCTCAAATATTCCCGAAAAACTTATAGGATTTCACGAGCAAAATAACAGTTCAAGAGGTTATCTTGATGACATTCCTAAACCTGTCTTAGTAGGGGATGGCAGCCGAAAAGAAATTGCTGATGGTGGGAAAAAACAGGTTGCAGGGGCTATTACATGAAATATCCATTTATTAAAGAGCAAGACGAGATGATTATGAGGACATATAGGGAGATTCAGCCTGATGCTGGCAGAAGTCCTGTTGTTAGGCTTCTTGCTGATAAGTTGAAATTTCCTCGCTGGGTTATAAGTCGAAGGGCGAGGGATATAGGGGCGTATGAGCCGAGGCTAAAAGAGCCTGTCTGGTCCGAAAAAGAATTAAAAATATTGGAACGGAACGCACACCATCACCCTGAAACGATTCGAAGGCATCTTAAAAAATCAGGTTTCATACGATCAATTACGGGCATCATTATAAAACGCAAGAGAATGAGATTTTTAAAAGGGATGGATGGGCAAAGTGTGACAAAATTGGCAATGTGTTTTGGAGTAGATGTTCATTCGGTCAGCAGATGGATTAAAGAGGGTCTTCTTAAGGCACAGATGAGGGGGACACAGAGGACAGAGCGACAGGGCGGAGATATATATTATATCAGGGACCAATGGATTAGAGATTTCATCAAAGAGAATATCGGGCTTATAGATATTCGCAAGGTGGATAAGTTCTGGTTTGTTGATGTGATGAGTTTATAATTACAAACCCTTCGGCATGCTCAGGGTGACAGCACAAGGGAAAAAAATACAATGACAATTACATTGGAAGAAAAAGTTGAGGCGATTTTAAAACACTTACAGAGGACGGCTGTTGAAAGGTGTCTGGATGATGGGAAAAGGGTGGTTCGGTTAGTGGAGCCAAGCTGCTCAAATTGTAAGAAATTTATTAATCGGGGCGGGGAGTGCGAGGGTGACGGTCATATTCTTTATCCCGGCTGTGATAAATGGATATATGAAGAAAGTAATAGGAAATGAGAAAGGAGAATAAAAAACAATGGAACTCACGGACATAAAGTCAGCGGGATATAATCCCCGCACAATCACAGACGAACAATTAAAGATGCTCAATAAATCCCTGCAAACATTCGGGGATTTATCCGGTATAGTCTATAACCGCAGAACAGGCAATCTTGTGGGCGGACATCAGCGGCTTAAATGACTGCCTACAGATGCAAAGATTAAAAAGAAAGAACTCAAAGAGAAAACAAAGACCGGCACAGTTGCACAGGGCTTTGTAATTTTTGATGGCGGAGAGAAACACACATATAGAGAGGTTGACTGGGATGAGGCAACCGAGAAGATGGCAAACATAGCAGCCAACAAACACGGCGGAGAGTGGGACAATGATAAACTCGGCGAACTCCTCAAAGAACTTTCTGAAATACCGATATTTGATGCCGAACTGATAGGGTTTGAAACGGATGAATTAAATAACATCCTTGTAAGTCTTAATGAAGGACTCACCGACCCCGATGATGTCCCTGAATTGCCTGAAACAGAGCCAATCACAAAGACAGGCGATATCTATATCCTCGGCGAGCATAGACTCTTATGCGGCGATGCAACAAAAAAAGATGATGTGGAGAGGATGATGGATGGGAAAAAAGCAACATTGGGTTTTACTTCACCACCTTATTGGGTAGGCAAAGAATATGAAACCCAAAAAAGTATAGAAGAAATAAATGAATTCATAAAACATATTTGCAAATCTTATAATTTTGCAACCAAAAAAGATAAAAGTAGAATAGTAATAAATACAAGCACTGGGTTTACTACTTCATTTGACAAAAAGAAGAAAAGACAAGTTTTATTATTGATAGACAAGTGGACTAATTATTTTTATGAAATAGGATGGAACTTACGACATATAAGGCATTGGATAAAAGATGGGCAATTAATAAGTATTGCACCAAAAACGGATTTAATTGACCAACACTGCGAATTTTTAGGCACTTTTGAAAATAATAAAGGATTGGATATAAAATTTAATGATGTTCTCAATGAAAACGATATAAACATATTAGAGACATTTTACAATACATCTGGGACAACACGAGGGCAGGAAAGAATAGGATGTAAATGGGCATTAAGAGCATATTGGGATGATATTAGAGGGAATGCAAATCAAACAAATCATTGTGCAGCATTCCCAGTAGAATTAGCATTAAGACATATTTTTTTATATACAAAAAAAGGAGAGATCATTCTTGACCTTTTTCTCGGCTCTGGCTCCACCCTTATCGCCTGCGAAAAGACAAGCCGTATTTGCTACGGCATGGAAATTGACCCTCATTATTGCGATGTCATAATCACCCGATATTGTAAATATATAGGAACAAATAAAGTGAACAAAAATGGCAAGGAGGTTGAGTGGCAGTAATCTATGAACCGAGCGGAAAGGCGAGGGAGTATTGCGAATTAGCAGTGAATCTTTATCACGGCTGTGATGAGTGGAACTCTAAAAAAAGAAAGGGGGGCAGTAAAAAATGAATCACCATGCAAATATAAAATCATCTGACAGGCTCCAAAAGGTATTAGAGGTTCTGTCTGATTGCAGACCTCATACTACGCTTGAGATAGCCGAGTTATTGTCTTCAATCCCAAACAGGAAGAGCAAACTCTGTCAATATACAGGAAAGACAGATAGCAACAGAAAAATAAGAGTTAAAACTAAAATTTTCAGGGGAGGATAAAAAATTATGGATTTAATACCGTTTCCAAATATTAAAGTAAAACTTGCAGAACTATATTCATCAGCTTCGGCGATAGGTAAAATCTCTAATATGCAATTACCCGTTAAAACTGCATATTACATAACTATGACATTAAGAAAAATACAGCCCCATTTGAAAGATTTGGAAGATATGAGAATAAAACTAATAGATAAATACGGAAAAGATAGGGAAGGGGGAGGGCGTGAGGTTCCGCCAGAAAACATGAAATCTTTTATGGATTCATTTAACGAAGTTTTAAATGAAGAAGTAACTCTTAATATTCAGCGGATACATATTAATAGTTTGGGCGATATTATGTTATCGCCACAGGATTTAATGCCAACTGAATGGTTAATCATTGAAGATAACGAAAAGGATGAGAAAAAAACATGAAAACAAGAATTGTAACAGATGGCGGAAGGATTACCTGTGGGTCAATAGATTGTATCCACAACGAAAACCCTTTATGTCTTATATTTATCTGGCCATATCCCCCAAATATGATTGAGGATGGCGGATATTGTAGTAAATATAAAAGAAGGGAGGTTTCACGCGGAAATATAGCAAATAAGCCACTTCCGAGATAAAAGGAGGCAATATGTTAAGTTTCTTTGTTGGATGTGTAGTGGGTTGGTTTACAGGGATGATGACTATGATGTTATTAAGGGAGTTAAAAGAGGGAGGAAATAAATAATGGAAGATGTTATATAACCCGCTATTGTAAATACACAGGCAATAATAAAATAATCAAAAACGGTAAGGAGATTATCTGGAATGCAGACTGAAACATTAAAGGCTCAAGTTGAGAAGCTCATGGAGAAAGAGGAGGAATTACTTCTCAGGGCGGTTGCACAGACCATGCAAGAATATAACAAGAAGCCTACAAATGCAGCACTTAAAGACTGGGAAGCGGCTAAGAATGCACTGGAAGAATATCAAAGAAAAAAACAGCAGGAGGCAAGCGGAGAAATAATATTTAAAGGCATTCCCGAGGCTCTCGGATACCTCAAAGTAGAAAACTGGAAAATCTCACAGGCAAAATTCTATGACGATGTGAGATTTATTAAAAGGCAGAAGGACGGCAGTTTCACAAAAAAAGAAGTTGATAAATATGCTGCACAGTTTCTTCAAAAACGAGACGGCTCGGATATTGAGATAGATCCTTTTGAAAAACTAAAAGAGGAAACACGGTTCACGAAAGAGAGAGCGGATAAGGTTGCATTTGAAAATGAAATTGCAAGAGGGAATTATATTCTCAAATCAGATGCAGAACAGCAGTTATCGGCACGGGCTGCCTTTCTAAAATCAGGAATACAGGGATTTTTTCACAGCATGTCGGCAAGATTAATTGAGCTTGCAGAAGGCAAGCCTGAAAAGGGACCCGATGTCCTTGATTTTTGTTTGAAGGAAGTCGAGGAGCTTTTTCACCATTATAGTAAACCTCTCGTGTTTGAGGCTGTAAAAATAAAATCAGAGGAGACAGATGCAATCTGAATTAATAATAAATCCCCCTCACCCACCACCCTCACCCCAACCCTCTCCCATAGGGAGAGGGAGAGAGGGGCAAGGGGAGAGGGAATTGTTTTTGCCCTTTACCTTTTGCCTCAGCGAAAGGCGTGTCTTTGAAAAAAAGGAGCAATTGACTGTCAGTCAATGGGCGGAGAAATACAGGATTGTCCCGATAGGAGCTCACAGGGGACCGTGGCGGAATGACATATCCCCTCACCTTGTGCAAATTATGGATACATGGGCGCTGCCTCACATCCGTGAAGTAATCATCTGTAAGGCTCCACAGACAGGCGGGACAGAGGTTATGAATAATTGTGCTGCTTATGCGATGGATAGAAACCCATCCACAATGATGTTTATCATGCCTTCGGAGGCAATAGCCAAGAAGGTGAACTCGGACAGAATCATTCCCATGATTGAACAATCCCATGCCCTGCAAAAACTTATATCACCAAATCCTGACGATTTAGCAAAACTCAAAATCAAGCTCAATAACGGAACAATTATTTACATGGCGTGGTCAAACTCATCCGCTGCCCTTGCCACATTCCCGATTAAATATCTTTTTTTTGATGAGACGGATAAATACCCGCCTTTTGTGGGGAAGGAATCAGACCCTATTACGCTTGGTGAAAAGAGGGCAAGGACTTTCAGACACACTTATAAAATCTTTAAAGTCTCAACACCTACAAGGGAAGATGGACATATCTGGAAGGCATTACAGAGTGCTGACATTCTGTATAAATATTATGTTCTGTGTCCTCATTGCAAAACTGAACAGCTTATGGTTTTTGACAATCTTAAATGTCCGGAGGGAGAAATTACCCCTGAGCAAATACGAAGGGAGAATATTGCATATTATGAATGTCCGAATTGTAAATCTCATTGGACAGACATTCAGAGGGATAAGGCGGTTCGTGCAGGCGGATGGAAAAAGGAAAAAGGGGAGAATATTGTCAGACCCCGCTCAGTAGCATTTCATCTGCCGTCATGGATAAGCCCGGATGTGTCGCTTAGTGAAATAGCCGCCGCATATCTACTCTCTAAAAGCGATAAGGCGAAGCTCATAGACTTTTATAATGATTATCTTGCCGAGCCGTTTGTTGAATCACAACAGGGAGATAGTCTTAAAGAAGATGACCTCTATAAGAGAAGATATTGTTTCACCCCTGAAAAGGCATCATGGCAGGTGCCTATGTCAGCCTGTATTCTTTCAGCCTTTGCAGACATACAGGCGAATCGTATAGAGGTTTGTGTTATTGCATGGGGGCAGGGATTTCAAAGCTGGATAATAGAGAGAGTCCAATTACCCGGCGATACTACACAGCCGCAAGTGTGGGGAGACCTTGATAGATATTTGTTGAAAGAGTGGCAGCATGAGAGCGGGGCAAGATTAAAGATTGTAACAGCAGGGATTGATTCAGGCTATCTTGCCCCTGACGTTTACCGCTTTGTCCGCCCTCGCCAGCTTGGACGCAGGATATATGCAACTAAGGGATCATCAACAGTTGGTAAGCCCCTTATATCCGTTACAGATCCGCGCAAGAAAAAAGGGAAAGACAAAAATAGAGTTACTCTGATAATTATAGGCACAGAGACGGCGAAAGACACAATCTTTGCCCGTCTGCAGATAGAAGATGCAGGACATGGGTATGTTCATTTTTCCGAGTCCCTTGATTATGATTTTTTTAAACAGCTTTGTTCGGAGCAGTGCCTTACAAAATATAGTAAGGGAAGACCTTATAGGGTGTGGGAGAAGAAAAGAACAGATGCAAGGAATGAGGCACTTGATTTATTCGTAGGCAATTTGGCGGTTATAGAATTGTTGAATCCTAATTTTGAAATTATCAAAAATCAAATTGCAGCTATATTTAAGGGGCAAAAAATACAAGTCAAGAAAACAGGCAGACGAGTTATAACCAAAGGAATTGAATGAATCTCCCTGATAAAGAAATATTGAGACCTCAAGAGGTTGCGGATTATTTTTCAGTTTCAAAAAGAACTATCTTTCGGTGGTGCATTGAAGAGAAAATTAAATATTGTAAACCTAACGGTGTAATCAGAATTTTTAGAAACTCAGTTTTAGAGCTTGTCCAAAAAACAGAAAATGCACATATAGAATCAATTAAAGAAGTAGAATCAAAAATAACTGCAAGTCATAAAGGCAGACGGATTATTT